GTTGTATGCATTTTTTTGACACAAAGAAAAAGCATCGGAAGCAGATTGAAAAATGCGAAGAAGGCGGCACAGAATGCAGGTACGCTAAAAGGCTTTTTGAGTGTTACGAAATCTATCAAGATTCCTCAGATTTAGAATTAAGATTGCATGAAGTTTATGCGGACGAAATGAGGAATCAAATATCCACGCTTGTTTGGAGATTAGTTAGAGAAAAGAATAACCAAAATAAGCTCAAAGAAAATTACGAGAGTGCTCTCGAAATCAAAACAAAAGATATAAACAGACTCACTAGGCAGCTCATGCTGGATAGAAAAAAGGTAGCAATCAATGAAAAAACAATTCTTGCATTAATGCACAAGAATAATCTTAGCATGACAGATATTAGCGAGCTTGTGGATAAGTATAGAGATAGCGAATTAATTTTTGATGCAAAAAGCGGAAAGGTGGAAAAGAAATGAACGCATTAATGGACGGTATTATATTTATAATGCTTAATGCCCAAGTAGGAATAGAGGTAGGAGCTACGGGCTGGAGTTATTTTTAAGCAAGAAAAAACGAGGGGATGCCCCTCGTTTTTATTAAGCTGCCTTTATAATTTCTTGCGGTGTGAATGAGAAGTATAAATCACTGCCAACTTCTGAACTCTCGCGCTCATATAATACTATTGCCTTATCAGGTGCAGCAGATAGCTTTATCTTTTCAATTGCATTTTCTTTAGTTTCAAAAGCTCCAATGCGCACACCGTTATCAAGGTCTCCTGCGTATGGAACGGATGATATTCCGTCAGAATCTTTCATGAACCAGTAAGCCGTGTAATACTCTTCGCCATTTGGTCTAATTCCGTACCAGCAATCTAGCGAGTTCAAATATTCATTGCAGTTGATTTTCTTTGTAATTTCGTTTAACATAATTATAGCTCCTTTTAATTATCGGTGGTGATGATTTCTAGGGTGTTTCGAGCCGTTGCAGCGGCTCGATTTTTTTATTTTTTGATTTTCTGAACCTGTTCAACTATTAGAGATTCAATGTAGTTGCTCAGCGTCCTGTTTTCGCTTGCCGCTATCTCGGTAGCAGCAGCCTTTAGCGTCGGTGTCATTCGCACTGCGACTCTTTCCGTTTTCTTCTCGGTCATATTTGCCACTCTCCTTAAGATTTGCCGTCCTTTAGCTTGATTATATTGTACCAACAACGACGAACATTGTCAACACCTTTTTCAAAACTTTTTTAAAAAATTTTGAAGCAGGCGAAAAAACGCATACCAATAGGCATAATAAAGCTGGAGGAAATCATGGATTGGAACAAGCTCGAAGTTGAATACATAACAACAAACACATCGTATGCAAAATTAGCTACTAAATATCACACATCGGCGCGCACTATTTCGGAGTATGCACGCCGCCACGAGTGGAAAGAAAAGCGCAGGAAATATGTATCAGATACTGTCGGAAAAGCTGTAGAGCGTGTATCTAAATTAGAATCTATAGACTTATCTAAAGAAATAGGCATAGTACATAACTTGTCTAATATAATGAGCGACGCTCTTTTAGATCCAAAGCAGTTCAATAGATATCTGGTTGAAGAAACTGAATACAATTCAGATGGTTTTCCGGTGTCAAAGAAAACCGTTGAGAAAAAATATAAGAGAGTAGATTTTAAGCAGGTAAAAGATGCGGCTAATGCTTTGCAGGCGATTGAAAAAATGAGGCGGTCAATGGAGACTATCCTCACGTTCCAAGAGAAAGAAAATCTTAAGCTTGCGAAGAAAAGAATTAGACTCGAAGAGAGAAAAGTTAAGCTGCTTGAAGCCGAGGCAGAAAACAAAAATATCAGCGTTGAAGAGGCTGAAAGCATTGTGCTTGTTAATTTAAGTGATGAAGAGGTTGCGGAGGTGGAAGAATGAAAATAGCATGGGAGCCGCAGCCACGCCAAAAAGTATTTATGAGCCGCCCAGAATATGAAGTGTTATATGGCGGTGCGGCTGGAGGCGGAAAGAGTGATGCTATACTATGCGAGGCACTAAGGCAGGTGCATATATCAAGCTATAAAGGGCTAATCTTAAGACGCACGTTTCCGCAGCTCTCCGAGCTTATGGATAGATCCATAAATCTATATTCAAAAGCATTCCCGAGCGCAAAATTCAACGAATCAAAATACGTCTGGAAGTTCGGAAGCGGAGCAAAAATATATTTTGGAAATCTGCAAAGGGAGATAGATAAATACAATTATCAAGGTAAGGCATACGACTTTATCGCATTTGACGAATTAACACACTTTACAAGAACACAGTACATGTATCTAATGTCACGAAACCGTCCGACTGCACCGGGAACGAGGGTATACATAAGAGCAAGCGCAAACCCTGGTGGAGTGGGTCATGGTTGGGTAAAAAAGAGATTTATAACGCCTGCGCCGCCTATGACGCGTATCAAGGGCGTATATAAAATCGTTACCCCTACAGGTGAGCTTATAGAGCGCGTGCGTAGCCGTATGTTTGTGCCATCAACGGTCTTTGATAACAAAAAGCTGTTAGAAAACGACCCATACTATATCGCAAATCTAGCTATGCTCCCGGAAGCAGACAAAAAAGCACTGTTGTACGGAGACTGGAATTCATTTAGCGGACAAGTATTTACGGAATGGAGCGACGAGATAGAACATTATGCAGATCGTAAGTGGACGCACGTCATAAGCCCATTTAAGATTCCGGAAACATGGAGAATCTTTAGAGGCTTTGACTGGGGATATTCAAAGCCGTTTAGTGTAGGTTGGTACGCTGTAGATAACGACAACAGGCTGTATAGAATTAACGAACTTTACGGCTGTACAGACCAGCCGAACACTGGCGTCAAGTGGACTACCGAAAAGATTGCGAAGGCAATAAAAGAAATCGAGGAATCAGATCCGAATTTAAAAGGCAGAACTATATCAGCCGTTGCAGACCCTGCAATATTCCAAGAAAATGGCGGTAAATCAATAGCCGATTCATTCATGGAAGCTGGTGTGTACTGGGAGAAGGGAGACCATACACGAATACCGGGTAAAATGCAGTGCCACTATAGATTAGCTTTTGACGAAAGCGGTATCCCAATGTTCTATTGCTTCTCAAATTGCAAAGACTTCATCAGAACAGTACCGGAACTAATATACAGCGAAACCAAGGTAGAGGATATCAATACAGAAATGGAAGACCATATATACGACGAATGGAGATATGTATGCATGGAGTCACCTATAAACGAGCGAAGAGACGCCAGAGCAAAACTATACGAGGGAACAGACGGGCTGCACGACCCATTAAATATGATTCCAGCGCAGCTAGGACGATACGACTTTTTCAAATACATGTAAGGAGCGAATATGAAAGACAAGAAGAAAGAGCTAAAAGAAAAGAACGCTAAAGAAGTTGAAAAGGCTAAGCCATTAAGAGACCAGGAACAGCCAGAAGATGACGAGCCCGAAGAAGATCCTGCGCAAGCCGAGGGAGACAAACAGCTGATGAAGAGGCTAGGAATAGACCCCAAAAAAGCAGCGGAAGAACCTATCGAGGATGAAGAGGAAGAGCCAGACTACATAGAGCAGGAACCAGAACCAACATCGCTAGATGCAAAGGAAGAACCGGAAACGGATTACGGAGCCTTTAACGAAGATGAAGGCAAAGAGTGGGACCCGAACTATGGCCGAAAAGGAATCATTGATGAAGAGGTTATAGGAGAGGCGAAAAACACATACGAGAAGTACAAGCAGAATCTTGAGAAGTTCAAAAAGCGTATTGTTGAGAACGAAAAGTGGTGGCAATTCAAGCAGTGGGAAGTTATAGGAGACGCACAAGGTAAAGAGAACGATCCAAAGCCTGAAAGTGCATGGATGTTTAATTCGCTCGCTAACAAACACGCGGACGCTATGGATAACTACCCTATGCCTAACCTACTTCCACGTGAAGAGAGTGACAAAGGCTCTGCGCTGTCACTATCAAAGATTGTCCCATGCATACTAGATAACTGCGACTTTCAGCAGATATATAGTGATGCATGGTGGTACAAATTAAAACAAGGATTCTGCGTATATGCTACATACTGGGATAACACAAGAGATAACGGCGCTGGTGATATCGCTGTAAAGCAAATAGATGTTCTAAATCTATTATGGGAGCCAGGAATTAAATATATCCAGGATTCGCCAAACATCTTTCTGATAGATGCTGTGGATAACGATATCCTCGTAGGAATGTATCCGGACCTAGAAGGCGTGCTATCAAATTCTGCAGGTGCTGAAATCGTGAAGTACGATACAGAGCGTGACGATTCAGCATCTAACAGAACAGTTGTTTATGACTGGTACTATAAGCAGACTGTTAACGGTAGAACGATAGTTCATTACTGCAAGTTTATTGACGGTCACGTACTCTTTGCATCTGAAAACTGCGAAGAGTATCTAGAGAGCGGATATTACATTTCAGGCGAATATCCATTCGTTGTGGATAACCTATTCCCAGTTGAATCCGAAATGCTAGGCTTCGGATATATCGATGTTATGAAATCTCCTCAGATGGTCATAAACAAGATGGATCAGATTGTCGCAAAGAATGCTGCACTTGTTGGTAAACCAAGATGGGCTATTAACAAGAATTCAGGAATCGACCCAGAGCAAGTAGCTGATTATTCACAAGACTTCTTTGAAGTAAACGGCAGAGTTGAAGAGGGAAATATCAAACAGTTTCAAACAACGCCGCTCCCGTCACTTGTTATGAATTACCTTGAGATGAAAAAAGAGGAGCTTAAAGAAACATCAGGCAATCGCGACTTTTCACAAGGAAGTACGGCCGCAGGTGTAACGGCGGCAAGTGCCATTGCAGCGTTGCAAGAGGCAGGTTCTAAACTATCTCGTGATATGATAGGTGGTTCATATAGAGCATACGTGAGGCTAGTTAAGCAGATTATAGAATTAATCAGACAGTTCTATGATGAACCTCGTTGTTTCAGAATTGACGGAGAGGGCGGATCGTATGAATTTATAAGCTTTGAGAATTCACTTCTCAAAGAAACAACGATCGACGACGTTACAGGACAGCCAGAAATCGTAAAGAAACCTATATTCGATGTTAAAATCTCCGCTGCCAAAAAGAACGCGTTTAATAGAGCGTCGCAGAATGAGACGGTCAAAGAACTATACGGCATGGGGGTATTCAATCCAAATAACTACGTACAAGCAGGAATGCTGTTAGACGCTATGGACTTCGAAGGAGTGGAAGAGCTCCGCAGGAAGGTAGGAGAAAACGGAAATCTAAATGAAAAACTGAATCAGCTAGCCGGTATCGCCATGCAGATGGCAGGGATGCTAGACCAGACAGTTGGAGCAGGTGAATTCACATCTCAGGTACAGCAGGCTCTAGGAATGGAAGTAGCGCCGCAGTTAAACGCTGCCGCATATGAGGCTAGGCGCGGTATAGATAGACCGGTTAATACAAGGGCAGCAAATATCAGAGATAGAGCAAGTAACCAGGCAAGCGTAGGAGAAGGTCATGACATCAGCAAAACTGACGAGTAAGAGAGATGAACAAGGCAAAATCACATATACGCTAGATATCAAAGAGCACGCGGACGAAAGTCACGTGTGCTTTGCGATTAGCACGCTAGTACATACAGTGTCGGATATGGTCGAAAGGTTAGAAAGCTCAATCAATATCAAGCCTGGTGATGTAGTGATCAGCTTTACGTCACATCCGGACAACGTAAATGAAATGATATACGCGAGGATTATATATACATTCGCATGCAAAATGTTAACGATTCTTGAAGAGGGATATCC